CCACCATCTAGCATATACTTTTTGCCGTTAGCATCTATATGCGTAACATAGTCGTGACGATTGATGGATTCCAGTATTGTTCCATCAGGTGTCTTCATTTTACTGCTTAATATAACGCTCATAATTTACCCCTATAACTTCAAGAGACTTTAGCGCTGCCCCAAACATCTCCAACAACATCTCCAACAACATCGCCATAAACATGGCCATCAACATCGCCATGAACATTGCCATTAACATCGCCATGAACATTGCCACCAACATTGCCATTAACATCGCCATGAACATTGCCAATAATGGAGCAGAGCACTCCTTTTATTTCGATATGACCGGCCATGTCTTTAACTATTGTTATGTTTTCTTTTACAAAGTCCAATATTTCTTTATCTGATATTTCCATTGGTTTACCTATTGGTCATTTTGGGTATTATTAGGCCGTATATTAGACACTTTATAAACTAAAATGCCCTTTTGCGCGTACAGGTGGGCAGTCCTGCGTCTCCCGTTAAACGGTACGCTATTAATAAAATAGCTAATTCATTTTTTACCCCCTAGATTAAATGAATAAGTGGTTCGTTCTTGATCACTGGTGAACCAAGCCAGCTTCAAAGGTCAGGGGAAACCTCGATCTTAATTACAGCGCACTGTACCTAAATAATCAGTCTTACAAGTAGTACCGTTATTGCTTCTCATAGTGCCTAGCGCATCTGTTCGCCATACCGTTCCGTCTGAGCCTCTAGTGGTTCCAAGAACATCAGTCCTATAGGTGGTTCCGTCAGAGGATCTAGTTGTGCCTAGCACATCGGTGCGCCAAGTAGTTCCAGTTCTGCTATCGCGGGTAGTTCCTAATACGTCAGTACGCAAAGTTCCGTTCTGGCCGCTATTGCAAGAATATTGCGTATGTCCTAGCGCGTTAGTAGTGTAAGAGCAAGATGCTTCTGCTTTACCGCTGGAAAAAATAAAGACAAAAATGGCAAAAGTAACGGCAAGTGCAACTGCAAATGCCTTCCAGTTTATAGTCTCTTCGCTTAAATGCTTATCCGCTAATTTGTTTGCTTCTTTTATCATCTTTCTCACCTTTTTTTGTTTGCTCATTATTAAGTCACACTCTCTTTGCTTGTTATTTATTGATAAAATACCATTATATTAATTGATAATCAAGATTAATTTGTCTCGCCTATGCGGGATTCTTCATCTTTAATCTTTTCTTTGACCTTACGGGCAAACTTGATTACTTCGTTACGTTTAAACTTTGGTGCAGGTCTCCACGCAAGTCTTTGCATAGCCCTTATTCGCCTATAGCCATCTCTATCTTCCATGTAAATACGATAAGCTTCTTGTATCTTTGTAGTTTTCATACCGAACATGTTGCAGCCAGCGCATTGCGGGTTAATGTTGGGTTCAAAAAGCTTAAAGATAATGTGCCTGCGACTATAAAAATGCCCACCTTGCATTTTTTTATAATGGTCTATTTTTCCGCAAGTAATGCACTGACAATAACCATTGTCGTCTGATGCCTTTAACCTCACCAGTCGCTGAAGTAGCTTTGCTGCCTTGTCTACCTCTTGGGCTACGGTAAGTTTTCTTTTAGTTGCCATTAGGATTACCTTTTGGCTTTGGCTTGTCCTTATTCTTCTTGCCAAAGATAGCATCATAATTATCTGCATACTTCGTTGTGTCTGTGGGGCGGGTCTTTGAACCCTTGCCCCCGTGCGTTCTTCCACTACTCATCACTTATCTCCATCTTCAAATAAGAGTTCTTTTATCAGTTTAGCTAAGTACCACTGTGCTTTCTGAAGATCCTCTACTGGCTTGCCCTTCATTTCATAGCGCCATAGATACTTCTGCACGTTACCTTTCAGGAATCCTTTAAATGCAACGCTGGACATAGATGCTTGAATACCCTCAATACACTCTATTGACCCATTGGTGTAATGGTTAGGGTTGTTTACTGCGTTTTCATCATCATCAAACATGTATGGCTCTAGTTCTTCCTGCGAATTAGCCAAGTAATGGCTTTTAGCCATATCCACATCAATGCTATTTTCCTTTTCTTGATCATCACAGGGGTATAAACGCCCAAATTCTAAACTGCCCCAACGCTCATTCCACTCGTATTCACTTTTACGAATTTCGTGCTGGTTCCACCATTCCGTTTTTATCATATCTTTGTGTAGCTCTTCTTTGGCTGCGTCAAGATAAACCTTCATCAGAGACTCATCTATTGACGGTGGTGGAACCTCGATTGCTGGTATTGCCTTTCTTAATCTTTCCCAATCTCTTACGTCTGGATCAATCATTATTCTTCCCCTATCATTTCTTCGTTAAATTCAATTTTTGAAGGTATAAGCTCCATGCAGCCAGTACATATACCATAAGCCATATCGTCATCGCCAATCCAATATTCAAGAACACTTGAGCAATCATCACAAAACTTTCGGTGTAGTGACATAGTTTTTGGCGGAAAGTTGACCACATCACCCATCAGCCCACCTTTATCTTAACGCGGGAATCTTCACCCGTATCTTTATGATAAACAACCGCTGTCATTGACCGTTCAGCCCCGTACCCTGAGTCTGAGTGCCACTGATCTGTACTAGTAAGGCTGCCCCAGTGTTCAAAATGCATAGAGCCAACTTCCCTAGCAACATGGTGATGGATATGCCCTAAATGGCAATATCTGTTCTTGGATTGGCTCCACTCGTCATCAAGGTTCTTAATCACTGCCTGTAAGATTTGTTCGTGCTTCATTCTGTCGCCGTGGTGAAAGACAAACAAGTTGTTGTGCCACTGGTAATGAATAAACTTGGAGTAGTTAGGCAGGACATTAACGCGCTTTTCTTTTGCGTACAGTAGTTCAATGCAGCTTGAAAGGTGGCATGCCATATCTGAATCATGGTTGCCGCGAACATTGATAACCACTACATCTTTGTGAGTTTCAAGCATCTTGTTGATAAGTGTTTGAAACAATCTTCCAGCGAGTCTAAAGGTCTTTCCTATGCGAGTATCCACATCAACAGGAGTGCCTTTAGTAGTGGTGTTGAAGCTGTTGTCTGCATGGAAAAAGTCACCTACGTTCAGCAGCACTCCAACTTCTGCATCCCCTACACGTTTGGCAAGTCGATTAGTGGACTCAAGCAATATGCTGGTGGCTATTTTAATGTCCCAGTCATCGTTATCCATCTTGGTTTCACTGTCTGCAAGCATTCCAAAATGGTGGTCACCTATCATATACATGGCAAGATAGTCTGAGTTGACCTTCTTAGGAGCCTTTACAGCAGTTTTAAAGCCGTTTAGGTCATCCTTGATACCATCTATCATATGTTCAAGCTTTGCCTTCATATCGCGCTTGGCTGGCTCTTGAATAACCCACTGAAGAGCTACAGTTCCGTCTTCTTTGTAAGCAGTTGAAACTCTTTTAGCTTCAAAACCAGCCATTGTTTCACGGTTAACGCTTTTGTGAGGAGCCACTGCCTTAGATGCTGCCTTTTCCTCTAGGCGTTTCATAATCCTGTCAACACCTCTACGGCTTTTCCCTAAAGCTGTTGCTGCCTTAGTGTTTGATCCGTGAGTCATAACAGCCTTACATGTTTCTCTCTGTGCATCACTTGTTGAAAACTCTAATAATATCGCTGGATTTATAGTAGCCATTGTTATTTATCCTGTTTTTGCTTCAGTAAAGTGTACTCATTGTATTGGGGTAATGATAATAATATTTTTTTTTCTGCTGCCCATGCATAAACTTGATCCATAAAATAGCACATCTCGCCTTTATTTTTAGGTAGTGGCATTATTTGGTCAGCGTAAATCTCTTTTCCAACCTGTATAGTTTGTGTGCCTAAGAACATCTTTTTCATCATAAACTTCATGCCGTCTTTGGTGGCATCAGGCACCTTTCCAATAAACTTCGTAGACATTTCCTCACACCATTTATGGAATAACCTGCTTTGATTGTTAGTTCTGGGGTCATCGTATCGCTCAAGCCTCAAAACTAGAGGGACTGAATAATCCCAGCTATCAAATCTTTTTAACAGTAAAGGCATATAGTTTTCAGCCTCTTTTCTGTTATCAAACTTAACGTAATCGCCTTGGCTCATAGCTTTATCCTCATCCACTTATCCGAAAGCTTCATGTCTTTTGTCTCAAGACGGTCATACAATCCCGGCCTTTTAAAGTTTGGCCCTTCAGAATTCTTTGGCCTTACTTCTTTATTGGTAAACTCGCATTTTCCGCGCATTCTGCTATGCATAGTCTTGTCATTTATGCCAACAATAATAGCCATTTCAGGGATGGTGTAATTTGCACCTGTAACTAATCTGTCGTGATTGCCGGTAAAAACATACTGTATAGGCGGTTTTCCTGCTCTTCTAGTTCGGTAAGATGATTCAGGCATTTCTCAGCACCCCATCAAAATAGTAACCGCGTTGGTCAAGGTAATACTGCTTCATCATTTGAGCTTCCTGCGGGTCTAGCCAGCTAATATCTGTCAGCTGCATATCCATCGTAAGAGACTTTAAGCTGATAGGTGCTGCGGTAATGCCTTGAGGGTCTAGCTTTGCCGCTACAGCCTGCTTTCCGATAACTGCTGGACTGCTGCCACCTCGGTCTTGTGATCGTGATAGCCAGCTATTCACAAAGCGTTTAACGCCGCCCTTTGTCTTGCGTTTCTTTGGATTAGCATCAAGCCAAGATTCCATTGCTCTTAGCTCTTGAAAGACATCAACTGCTGGATAAGCCTTAGCCCATGCAATCATGTCAGTGTCTTCAGGTTCCCACCGTTCTCCAGTATTAAGAATCATTGAGTTGCCCCCATACTGTATTCAGATACGTAGCATTTCTCACCGTATCGGTTAGTTACTGGAACCATTCGGCTTGTAATCTTATGGCCCTGCTTCTTTAAATTACTAACCCTAGACGCTAGCCTGAAGATGCCTAGTTGGTTTAATGCCTCGATGCTTGTGATCGTTGGCGTTTCAGCTAAGTAATCAAGTAACCTTGTTTCTTGTGACATTTGCGAACCTCCTACAGTTCTTGTAAAGGACTCGGCAAGCCTCGCCAAGTGTTTCATTAAATAAGTTTTTATTATGTTTGTTTCTTTATGTTAACAAAACAAACTTTATTCAAGATGTTATAAACCCTTTTACTTCGAAAAGTAAAATTCAAGAACTAAGGGCAAAAGCGACTTAGCGGTTAAACAAATGTTTGTATCGTGTATCCAAACTATTCACAGGTAAAAACCGATTCAACTGTGAGGCTCTGTAGGGAGGGTCAACCCTGTGTCTGTCGTTTAATTTAAGGAACCGACAGCCTAAAGCCCAAACATTGTTTGCGACATTAAGAAAGGAGTTGGTGTGGACGCTGCAAGACTGTGCAGCTATACTGGCCTTTCTTCTTCTTCGCACAAGAAGTATACGCTCCATCAGTGAGCAATGTAAAGCCCCCGTAAAAGGGGGTTTTCTTTTAACTATCTCTTGTTTCTAACTTAATAAATTCACTTGGTTCAATCTTAAAGATCTCACAAAGCCTTAACAGCGTGTAATACTTCATATCGGGCATCATTCGCAGTCTGGACGCTACCTGCGGGGATGTCATAAGCTTTTCAGCTAATCTAGCGGTGTTAATGTCATACTTTACTTGAGCTATTTTTAGGCATCTGCCTAGATTTGGTTTTGTCATTTTCGTGTCCTATGGTAATCTAATGGAGCAAGGTACTCCCCTGCTTTGCACTCTCCTAGTTTCCCCCCTGAAAGGGGGGGTTTTTAGATCAAAATGGCAGGTCGTCATCTACATCAAACCCAGCATTAGACGGAGCTTGAGGAGCCTGAGAGAGTTGAGCAGACTGTTGAGCCTGACCACCATCAGTATAGAAAACCTTGCAGTTACCTAGTATTGGGGTTTTAGCTGCGCCTGCATCTCGCTCTTCTTTGCTTAACTCTTGTGCAATAAAGCCATGCTTACCATATTTATCTTCTACTGCGCTGTCGATAAAAGTAGTTAGGTCAAGAAACAGCTTCTTCTCTCCAGTGTTTTCGTTAACCCACTCGCGCAGTCGTGATTTGTCTAGCTTTAACAGGTCAATATTAATTCCGATACCTAATTTCATTTGTATTGCTCCACTTGGTTTTTAATTTCAATTACGGCGGCTTCAACTTCAACTGCCAACTTTTCTATAAACGCATCGTCACGCGGAACCCGCACAAGGACATGCTTCATCTTAGGGTGATAGGCAAATGCATCCCACCAGTCCCTCTTAGTAACCCACATACAGCCCTGTATCTGCTGGTAGTAAGCTTTAACTAACTCTTCATTGTCTTGGTAATACTTCATCATCGTAGTAGCTGCTGGACATTTAATCTCTATCCCGCCATCAGTCCCAATCAGGCCATCGGGGGAGCAGCCATACTCAAAGCCGGTGTTTACAATAAAGCCAACCTCAAGAACATCGTTACCCGAAATAAACTCGTATGCTTCTCTGGCTTCAGGTTCAAGCTCAGTGCCTCTAACCATATGCTCGTTAGTGTAAAACGCCTCAGACTCGCCAGAAAGTCTCTCTCCTGCCAGTTTGTTAATGTATCCACCGGCTTGAGTAGATGGCTTGCCCTTAGTAGTGATAAGTTTAGAGAACATGCTTGCTGATGGTCGTCCCAAACGTGCAGCCAACCACTCATCACTTCCCTGTTCCATATCTAAGATAATCACTTGATCTTACTCCGCAAAGCTGACATTGCGCGCTCATAATGCTGCACTTGCATCTGGTCAACAGTCGAGCATTTAAATACCTTGCAGAACTTCTCAACGTCACTTTCGGTTACTTCCAGCAGCTCTTTAACTGCTTCTGCCTGCTCTGATGTAATCTTGCGGGTAATGTCCTCCCCACGCATCATTGCAGCTTCTGCATCGTCATCTGCGGTAGGAATTCCTGCCATTGACTGTAAAGCATAGCGTCTTGCATAGGTAATAGCGGAGCCAGCAGCTTGAGGGTCACGCTTAGTCATCGGTAAAACGTATTCTTGCTGCAACCACTGACCAGAAGTGTGCATAAGCATGGTAACAACCCCTACACATGACTCATCATTGATCGGAAACTGGGTATAACTTAGCCCATTGTCCGAAAATGGCTGCTTAATAGCCTTAATGATCGAGGTAAGGTCGGCATAATTGGATTTAAAGAAAGGATTAGCCGAATCTTTGACTGCTCCCCCCATTTGTGCTTGAGCTTTGCATAGTGCAGAAGCTAATTCATTAATTTCATTGCTTGCATTCATCGTATTTCCCCTAGTAATTGTTCCATTTCATATCGGGCAGCATAGCCCTTATCGTAATCGTTACCTTTTCCATCTTCATGCGCTACACCATCAAGGCAGTCTTTTTCGCCTCTTAGGAACATTCCCGCATCTAGCTTGGGTATGGTTGCAACATGCTTGTCAAACGCTTCTTGTATGTTCATTACTTAATCTCCTGACTGTTTAAGTATTCAGCTACTTTCTCTGCTATCTCTAGCGTTGATACATGAGCAACATTTAAGACATTAACAAACGAAGTAGCGACTGTATTAGAATCCCATCTTTTTAAGTAATGGCTATAAATAACTCCAAATTTTGCTTGGCATAAGTTTTCCCAATCAGGCACAAAATCAGGATCAAAGTTAAGACACGCTTGGATTACTAGGTTATACCTGCGCTGTAATACACTTGCTTTGCGTGCTAGGGCTTCAGTCTCGTAGAC